AGGGGCATCGCGGCTGGATTCGCACGTTCGGCAGTACGTGCCGCTTCAAGCTCATCCGGCTTTGAAACGTCAGCCGCAACGTTCCTTCCTTGATCTCCTCCGGCGCATTCGCGATTCCCCGGTATACCGCCACCTGCTCGCTGTCTTCCTCCCCGCTCTCCAGATTCATGAATACGAATCGCACCACCAGGTCCGCTCCCTTGAACCCGGTGGCCTTCTCGATCTGCGTCAGTCTCCCGTCGGCGTTCATTAACGTGACGTCGAACCGGCCTCCGCACGCCACGCCTTCCTCCAAACCAAGCCCGATCTCAAACCGGTTTTGACGCAATACGCGTCCTTCGTATGGGTTGCCGCCGGCTGTCACTCGATGCGTACTCCATCGCTCCACGTTCCCGTCTTTCAACCGGCACTCCAGCAGCAACACAGGCGTTCTCGTCTCCGCCTGCCTCTTCCAATCGTTGATCGTGGCCATTACCGTCCTCCCGCTTTTGAGACCAGTGCAATTCTTGTTCTGAAAACACCCGGCGCATCCTCCACAAGCACCAGCGCATCCTGGGCAAACCTTGTCCTCTCATACACTCCTCCCGGCCCTTTACTCTCTCTGTACTCCGCAGGCGCCGCTTGCGCGTCGGCCTGCAACCCGAACACTTCCACCTGCGCCCCCGCAGCCAGTTCCAGCCCCACTTCGGGCCCGGAGCCCTTCGCCCAACGCCTGCTCCACGCCATCCCTGCGTTCATCTCCCGCGCCTCGCCCCCTACGTACAGCGTCACGCTCTGCGTCACGCCGGCCCGCACCCAGCAACTCAGGCAGTACGTCCCCACTCCGGCCGCTATCGTTTGCGCGATTCGCTGCGATGCCTGTCCTTGGTTCGTGATCCGCCACGCCGCCGTTCCGCCAATCGGGTCGGTGACGCCCGCAGTCAGCGTCAGGAATCCGCCCTTCGTCCACGCCGCATCGTCCAACTCATTGCTGCGCGACAGCAGGTTCTCGCTCGGATCGCAAAACGCGAACTCCTTCAATCCCCCGCGCGTCGCTTCGAAGAACCCGCGCAACCTCTCCGCCTCGGCCGCATTTAGTCCGGCGTACTCCAACTCCCACCTCAACTCCTCCGCGTTTGCCTCGTACAGTACCTGCGCTTCCTCGCCCAACGTCTCCCATCGGCGCGCCTTTGTCTTCCGCACTTTTCGAAGCGGGTATTGCACCCGCGACCCGCCGTCCAACTCTGGATAGGTCAGCATCCTAGTCGCACTCCTCGATCAGCAGATTCTCCAACTCCCCACCGTGCGGCCCCTTCCACCGCAATGCGCTCTCCGGTCTTGTTAGCCGGCACCGCGCGACCTCCTGTCCGCTCACCGGGTCGGTGAACGCGAATTCCTGTGCTCCTCCCTGCTGCGCTGCCAGGAAGACATTGACCATCGCCGTCTCGCCCTCGTCCAGCCGCTCCAGTCTCACCTGCCACCTGCGCCGCGCTCTTCCCCTGCGCGGAAATCGCTGCTCCGTCCCATCCAGGAACTGCATCACTCGCACCGGCCTGTGTGTCGCCAGACACCCGGGATACTGCGAGACTGACCCGGTCTTCAAGGTCGGAAACCGCATGACCCTACCACTCCTCCCCGATCTCGCCGCTCCCCGACGACTCGAGCACCGCCCGCCTCACCGCCGCCGCGATCTCCTCCTGCCTGTCGAAAAACGACCGGCTGTCCATCGCCTGGATCGTCACCTGCACCGGCCTCTCCACCACCCGCGGCTTCTCCCCCGCCGCTCGCTCCACGGGAACCGCCTCCCAGCCCCGCTCCGGTGCGACGCTCCGCTCGTACCGTTGTGGCTTCGGCGTTTCCACGTTCTGCTCCGATGCGGCCGGCTCCAGCTTCCTCCTACGCAGCAGCCCCAACAGCCCCGCCGCCACCGGACTCGCGATCCAACTCCACGCCGGTGCGCCGCTCCTCCTCGCAACTCCGCTCGCGATCGGCGTGAACAGATTTCCTCCCCCGCTCTTCCCCCGCACCGTCCCGCCGGTCAGCCTCGCTATCAGCTTCATCAGTTCAGTTCCCGCTGCCATCGTCTGCTCCTCTCCGTCACGCGAACGCGATGTGGATTTCGTCGTCCGCTGTCCCTTGCGCTTTCGACGCTTCGAACTTCCACCGCAGCCGCGGTTCCTTGTCCTCGTACTCCGGCACTTCCGGCACGAAGCTCTTCAGATACACACCCATCAACTCGCCTGGTCGCTCTCCGAGTTGCACGAACATCGAAATAGCCGTCTGCTGCCTTGCCGCTTGGTACAACTCCACGTACGCCAGCGTGTCGCGGCTGTACAACTCGAACTCCACCGTCGCCTCCCGGTCTCCCGGCACGATGCATCGCGGCGTGTTCCACCCGTACTCCTTAACCCGCGCGTCCAGGTTGTTCTTCACCTGGATTCGCGCCGACGTCAGAGTTTCAAACTTCGTCGGACTCGCCCCGATCCATACCTGGCCCAAGTGCCCCGGGATTGGGACCGCCTCGTACGCCGCCGTCGCCCTCTCCGCCGGATACTCCGCCAGTCCGCCCTGTCCGCTCTCGAAGCTCGCGCTGTCGATCAGGTCCGCTGCGAACCCCTGAAATCGCATCTCGTGATAGTCCCCGTTCACTTCCACCTCGAACTCGTCCACTGCCGCTCCGCATAGCAGCCGCTGCACCGCTGTCGCCGGACTCCAGCAGTCGAACACGGTTGCGCTCGGCAGCGTCCACGCCGGCGCGTAGCTTACCGCCCCGCCGATCTCCTCTCCTGCTGCTGGCGGCGAGAGGAATGGAGCGTTGATCTGCAGTTCCGTCGCGTCCACCACCGCCGTGACGAACCGGATTTCCCCTCCGAAGTGCAGCGCGCTTCCCTCCGCCGCGCCGTGGGGACTCGAGAACCGCAACCCGGTTCCGCTCGCATTCGCCGCCAGCGTCTTCACCCCGCTCACCCGCGGCGCTCCCCCGAGCGCTGCCTGCACCAACGCCCCGTATCCCGGCTCGCCGCCCGCCTCATGACTGTATAGGTACGTTGCGATGTCGAACGTCGTCCTTCGCCGCAAGCTCCCGCCGCTTCCCGTGTACGTTCGGCTTCCTGTCTTGTCCTTTCGCGCCGGCCGCTCCAGCCAGTTCTTTGCGTCCAGCCGGATCGCTCCAAACTGCTTCGCCTGGCTCCACGCCGCCGCCTTCCCGTATTGCTGCTCCAGTGCCGCGTAGAAGCGGTTCTGTTTCGATGAGATGTAACACGCCATCCGATTCCTCCTAGTCCCGGCTCACCGCAAGTTCGCAACTCACGCGCGCCGACTGCACGAAATTCAATCCGCCCCGCTTCACCGCCTCGTATGCCACCTCATACGTCCCCGGCAGATACACTCCGTCCCCCAGGTCGCCCCGTTGCCGCTCGATTGCGTCGCCCACCGCGTCCGCGTAAAAATGCAGGCTCTCTGTGAGCCCGTCCAGCCGGTCCTGCGACACTCTCACTTCCGTTACCGCCCGCACGCTTCCTGAAAACCTGCGGAACTTCTCTCTCATCTCGTTCTTCACCCGGTCCACCGCGACCGTCATCGACGGATACTCCACGCGCAGCTTTTTCTCACGCATCTCCGCCGGTGCCTGCAGCGCTTCCACCACCGGCATCGGAACCAGTTCCAACGGCCCGCTCTCCGGATCTCTCAACCGCGAAACGCTCGCCATTAACCCTTCTTCGTTCGTGAGCAGCCAGGCCATCTTCTGCACTGCTCTCTGCGTCGGTGTCGCCATCGCTACCACCTCCGCAAGAGCTGCTGCGGTGCGCAGTACGATTCCGGTGGCTGGCCCCCGCCCGGTCCCGGTCCGTCTATGAGCCCCTCGGAGGGCATCGTCCACTGCTGCTCCGGCGCCAGCGCTTCCGGTGTCTGCAGCCGCATCGCATCCGCGGAGATCCCTGCGTACACCCTCCATCCCGTCGCATCCAGCGGTGCTTCCAGTGCGTTGATCGTGAGCCAGTGCGGAAACGTGGCCGCCACCACCTCTCTCTCGCTCGGTGCGCTCTCCGCCATTCCTCGGACCCACGTCGCCGCCAGCCAGTACGTCGCCGGCGCCGTCGGCCCCGGTTCCACCCGGATCCGCACACGCCTCGGCCGCGGCAGCGGCAGTCTCACCAGTCCCACGCCGTCGTCCATCACAAACCGCCCTGCCTCCGCGGCTGCCTCCGCGTACGCCTTCCAGCGCCCTCCAAACCGGTCGTTCAACTGGCTGAAGTACGCGTCCCGGTACGCCGCTTCGAGCGTGAGGAGCGTATGCCACCGCCGTAACGCCGGCGTCGCTACCACCTGCTCGAGCACTCCGCACCCTTCCCGCCGCAACAGCGAGCCCACCTCGATCTCGATCTGCCGCTGCGCGATGTCCAGCTTCGACTTCAGGTCCACGCCTTCCGCCGCCGCCATGTCCAGTGCGCTCCCGTCGTACGCGCGGAGATCCTCCGGGCTGCTCAATTCGCCGTCCAATAACAGTGCCATCGCTCCTCCTCTTTGCTCAGCTCTTTCTGCTCTTCTCAGCGCCCCGGTCCAGTTCCTTCACCACCTGCACCTGGATCCGGTGCGCCACCTGCTCTTCTTCCCACGTCCGTCGTGCGGCCGCCTGCTCCATCTCGAACTGCGCCGCCTCTTCCTCCGTCGCGACCCTTGCCCGGCCCAGCACCATCAACTCGGCCGCCACTCGCTTCGGGACCACTGTCGTCACGCCTGCCTTTCCTCCGTCCGGAGTCGCCAGACTCACCACCACTTGGTCGCGGTCTTCCATGTCCTTCTCGAACTCGGCGATCCTCTTGAAGTAGCTTCGTAGATCCATTCCTCTGTCCTCCCTACAAACAAAAAAGCGGAGTGGGGAACTCTTGTCCCCGCTCCGCATTGAAGGAATCCGTATGTCCCGGCTAGCTGCGAACCTGAACGCCGTGGCTGTTGCGCAGCACACCCACGCCATACAGCATGTCCACCGTGAACTGCTGCGCCAGCGTGTTCGGCTGATACGTCATCACCACCCGCATCCCGAAGTTGCCCAGTTCCGCATACTGCGCCACGCCGCCCGTACCCTCGATTGGGCGCGGCAACCGCCGGATCGCCAGTCCAAGCGCGCTCGGCGAGAACGCCAGGTTGTTCGTCGTCGCCGGTGCGCTGCCTGTCTTCTTCACGAACTGCGAACGGAACACGTAGAAGTCCTTCAACTTCCCGATCGTCCCGTCCACGATCGTCTTCATTCCCGCCTCGCCGGCCGTCTGATACTCGCTGAACCGCGTGACCTGCCGAAGTTGCGAGTACGCTCCGCCGTCAACCACCAGGTACTTCGGCTGGCTCGCCGGCACCTTCGCGTTGAACAGCGCCGTCTCGGCTGCGTCCACCGTCGCTTCGTTCAACGCTGTCCCGCCCGTGCCCACCGGCGTGTTTGCCGTGAACTGCGAGTACAGGTTCAACAGGTCCGTCTCCACTTTCTCCGCCAGCGCGATCATCGCCGGCTGCATGTACAGCCGCAGCAGGTCGGGCACCGCGATCACCTTCGTCACGTCCGGAATCACGAACGTCGCCTCCGCGTGCGTGTTCAGCACGATTTGCGACGTCGCCACGTCCGGGTTCTGCGTCACCACGCTTCCCCCCTCCGCGATGTTGTTCGCCGTCATCACCGGAGGCACGGGCACGTTCACCGTGTCTCCCGCGTTCGCCAGCGTCGGCTCGAAATCCCGGTTCACCAGGTTTCCCATCACCAGGTTCCCCGTCACCGCCGGCAGTGCATCCACCGCCACCAACTTCACAATCGCGTTCGCCAGATTTGCCGATGTAATGGCAGCCATTCTGGTTCTCCTCTCTCTTTCTCTTTCTTTCTTCTTTCCCGCGCCGGTTCTTCGAACTCGGCGCTACTCGTCCCGCAGGCTGCGTTGCGCAACCTCCGAAATTCGCTCGCGCGCCAGTTGCAGATCCGCCTGGCTCATGCCCGGCCGGATCTTCTCCAACTCAACGTGCAATCCCAACCCCACCGTCGGGCTCGTCTCCGGCCCCTTCAGTCCCGACCCGCCCGGAATCCTCGCCGGGAGGAACTCCGGGTTCTCCTGCACGAACCCTGACAGGTACTCGCGCAATCCCATCTCTCCCCCGCCCGTCCTCGCGCCCAGTCTCCCGTCCTCGAACCGCACCACGTCGTCCCTCACCACCTTGAACGCGAGGTCCACCTTCGAGACCCCCAACCGGCTCAACTCCGAGCGAATCTGAGCGTGCCGCTCCGTTTCCTCCGCGCGCTTCCGCGTCCGCTCGTTCTCGTTCACCAGTTCGTTCACACGGCGCTCGAGTTGCTCGCGCTTCCTTCGCTCCTCGGCCAGCTCGGCCTTGTGCGCCGGTTCCGCCCGCTGCTTCTCGCCGCTCGCGAACTCTTCCAGCACCCCGCGCATCAGGTCGCGGATTTTCACGTCCGTCATTTCGCCACTCATCTCTCTCTCCTTTCGCTCACGCTGCCTCGTCGATCTCTCGTGCGATCTGATCCTTCACTTCCTGCCGCACGTCGCACAGATACTTCATCGCCAGCTTCTTCTGCACTTGCTTCCGCATCGTTGGCGATGCGATCCCCAGCCCCAGCAGCCGCTCGGCGTCCTCCAATTCGCTGCTGTACTCCCCCACGTCGAATTCGTCCAGCCCCGCCACGTCGATCTCCAGCCGGTCCTCTCTCGCCTCCGCGATCGACCGCAGCACCGTCTTGATCGTGTCCTTCACGCGGTCTCCAAACCCTCGCAGCACCTCCTGCGTGATCACGTAGTCGCGCTGCTTGCTCGCGCCCGTCAGCGCCGAGTTCTTCGACATCGATCCCCCCGCCTGGCTCAACAGGTACGAGATCCGGTAAATCTCTTCCTTCAGCCGGTCCAGGTTCCTCATCGCGATCTCGTAGACCGTCCCCGTCGGCTCCGTCCATCCGAACCGGTCGCCCTTACCCAGCCGCAGGTAATACGACTCGCCCATGCACTGCCTCCACTCACGGTCCGAGAACACAACCGGCATCGCGAATAGCCCCATCGTCATCGCCCATGCCAGCCCGTTCGACTTGTTGAAATGCTCCAACTGCAGCGTCGCCGCTCGGTTCATCAGCCACATTCCCTCTCCCACTGTGAACTCGAACAACGGCACCCGGCCCAATGCCGCCATCCCGTGCCGACCTTCGCTCAACAGTGCGATCGCGTCGCTCTTCGTCGACTCGTAAACGCGGTACGTCTCCCGGTCGTATTCAACCCACCGCGTTCTCCCTTCCTCCCCCTCCTTCGGTTCGTGCCGCAGCACCACCCAGTCGTACGCCCCGTTCTCGTCCTTCCTCCAGTTCGTCACGCTTGTCGCCGGATACGAACACAGGTACGCCTTCGACGCCCCCATCGCTTCTTCCGCCGCCCGGTTCGGCGGCCTTTGTGGCGTTCTCGGAAAGTCCGCCACGATGTAGCTCTTCCCCATCACCAGCGCTTCCGTCAGTTGCTTCCGGAAGAAGTCGCTCAACGTCGATCCTTTGCGGTCGCAGTCCTCCGCGAATCCGTTGAAGAACTTTCGCGCCGGCTCGTCCTGCCCCGTGTAGAGCAGCAGCGGTTCTCGCCGGAACAGCGTCGTCGCGTACCAGTCGATGATCGAGCCGATGTAGTTCTCGTAATAAGCCCGGCTCAACCGCTCCATGTACACATCGTTCGGCTCCTGGTTCCGCGGCACCAGGTATTGCGACGCATTCCGCATCATCTGCTCGCCGCCCGTGTACAGGTCCCTGTACCGCGGCCACACTGATTTCCACACCCGGTATTCCGGGTGCTCGTTCTGGATCTCGCCCATTTCGTCTCTCCTTAGAACCCCGGCAGCCGCCGGTCCATCGGCCCGATCGTCTTCTTCGGCCCGTACTCCTGCCACAGCAGATACCCCACCGCATCCGACAAATGCGTCAGTTGCGAATCGCTCTCCTTATCGATCTCCGACGAGTCCTTCCGGTACGTCACTGACTCGAAGTCCGCGATCAGCCTCTTGCACCGCGGATGCACCTTCAAATCGATCTCCCCAGCCGCCGACAACAGCTTCCGGTTTACGATGCACACCCGGTCCCTCACCGGCGGATTCCCTCTCGGAATGTGGAACTCCACGTTCCCCACTCCGTGCTCCGCCAGACACCGCTCGATCATCTCCCGGTCCGACATGCCCGTCGTTTGCATCCGCCGCGCGTTCGCGTCCGCGTAGATCATCAGCCGTTGCCGCTGCCCGCCATACCTCTTCAGGAACTCCTCGCACGCTTCCGACGTGCTCGCCCGCTTCAGCACGATCTCGTCCAGCACTCTCACCTCGTACCCGCTCACCTGCGCGATCACCGAACTCATCGGGTCCACGTTGAAATCCAGAGCCCATCTCACCGGCAGCCCCGGATCCAGCTCTATCTCCTGCACGTTCGCCATCCGGTTGAACGATCGGTACACCAGACCCTCCTGCGGGTTCAGGTATAAGCCGAGAACCTCCTGCTCGAAGAACTTCTCGTCGTAGCTCTTCTTCAGCCGC